GCTCAATCGGCAACCTTTAATACAGCTGCTCCGACTTATACTCCTCCAGTAATGAAGGAAATAAATTTTACAAAAATAACCTCATTGATCGAAACAGATGAAGATATTGAACTCGCTCAGTCTAAGTTATCTGAAGAACAGCAAAAGGTGACTGAGTTCAGTGCTAAAATTCAAGATAGTTTGAATACCTTTAATAAAGAAAATGCTGTATATCAGATCCAATTCCAGAAGTCTATTAATGAATTTGAGAAAGATATACAAAGAAGAATTCAGGAGATGAGTCTTTCAACTAATATAGATCTTCAAAATAAAGCAAAAGGTCTTGAAAAAGAAGCTAGTGAGTATAATTCTCAATTGCAAAGATACGGAACTCAAGTTCAGCAGTATCAAGCACAGTTAAATGCTGTTGTTCAGGAATGGACTCTTGAGAACTTAAATTATAAGTTTGCTAAATGGCAGGCAGATCTACAAGAAAATTTAAATGAGTATCAAGCTAAAGTTGGTTCTATTATTCAGAAGTATTCAGCAGATATTTCAAGACAAACTTCTTTTACTCAAGCTGAAGCAGCTGAATTAGGAGCTAAATTACAGCATGATGCTGCAAAGAATCAGGTTGAGTTACAAAGATTTGGGTCTTCACTTCAAGATTATCAAGCTAGAGCTCAAACTTATATAGCCGAGTTCAATGCTAAAATGCAAAAAGAACAAATTCAATATCAATGGTATGAAAAACAATATGCAATGGTTAGAGAGCAATACGAGAAGGGGTTTGAACCATTTTTAATAAGGAGACAACAAGATGGCGAACAGAGTAGAGTACGCAGTTAGCGTAACCCCAGTTAGAACAATTGCGGGCGTTGCAGGTAAATATGCTGCTCAAGATGTTATAGAGGGCGATGTAAACAAAACATTAGGCGGTAGTGATTCTGTCGTAACGGGATCAGCAGATATAGCTGTAGTAGGATTTTCTGAAGGAACAGTTGCTTATGGTAATTGTCCAGTTTCTGGTGGATCTGAATTAGTAATTGCAGCTAATGATGCATGTGATGTGTTATTTATAAAGCATACTGGGTATCAATATGGAGCAGACGCAGAAACTTTAGGAACTGCTTCTACTGCAAATATTGATTTAATTGTAAAATTAGAATATTCAGATGGAAATTTTAAAGAATTTTGTAGAATAAGTCCAGGTGGAGCAATTGCTTTACCAAAAGTTCCTGCTTTAGGGAGTGGAATGGGATTTGGGCTTATTTCTTCTGGGGCTGAGACAATAGCTGTAGAATATGCGGTTATAGATTAATATGAGTTGGTCTGAAACAGAAACAACTCCTAGCACTACTTGGTCTACAACTTCTCAAGTTAGTCCAAATACAAGCTATGACACATCAACGACAACTCCAGATCTGACTTGGAGGCATTTTGCATACTTGTTATGGAAAGAGAATAATAACAGGATATGGGGTCAAGTTGAATATCAGTGGGGTTCAGAATGATACTTAAAGAATTAATGGAAAGAGCTGGTAGTACTAATCAAGGATATTCAATTGCATATTTAAAAGATGCTATGAGAGAAATAAATATGATGATCGAAGATAATGTAGTTGCGTCTAAAGCTGATATAGTTAAGGACCAGCGATATTACTCTTTCCCAGATAATTTTGTATCTTTAAAAGATGTAATGATCTATGATTCAGATGAAGCTGAATATGTAAAAATAGAACGAGTTCTTGATACTCCAAATGTAGATACGGACTTAACCTAATGGCTATAGATTTTAAATATTATTTACGCGGTGCAAATCTTGCGATTCTGCAAAAAGACAAAGAAACTTCTGTTTATAAAAGTCCATCTGCTCTTATAGAAAATGGATTAATGCTTGAATATTCAGCTTTACCTACTGTATCAGATAGCGAAGATGATGTTATAGATTTATCTGAAGAACTTTGTTTAGCAGCAGTTGAATATCTAAAAGCAAAATTTGCAGAGAATGAAATGAATTATGAAAAACGAAATTTCCACATGAACGAATTTAAAAGACTGGTATATACATATCAGAAGAATAGATTCGGTGGGATGAGAAGAGTAATGGACAAAGCTCCTTACGCAATTATATGAGGCAATTATGGCAACAACTTTAGTAGGAGAAACAATAAGTTCAACATTTAAACAACTTACCCACGTTGATGGTGGAGTTGGAGCGTCGGAAAGCGCGCTTTTAGATGGAGATGGGACTGAATCTGCTCTTCAAATTGGGACAGATAATATAAAAATTGCGACTCATGATGGGTCAACAAAAGGATTAAAGTTAAATACCACGCTGATAACAGCAAGCGGTACAGAACTTAATCAATTAGATGGAATATTGGTTGGAGGCACTGATTCGGATGATATCGTAGATGTAGCTACAGCCCAATCATTAAATAATAAAACAATAGATGGAGGCACATACTAATGGCTAATACTATTCAATTCAAGAGAAAATCCTCTGGAGTCCCTGGAAATAGTGGACATGCCGCTGGTGAACCTCTTTACAATACTGGTGATTCAAGACTTTGGATCGCTTCTGATTCTTCAACTCCGAACTGGATTGGAGCACCTATTCTCGACGAAGACAATATGGCGAGTGATAGTGCACTTAAACTTGCAACTCAACAAAGTATAAAAGCATATGTTGACGATAAAGTAGATGATTATGATGCTCTTTCTGAGCTTACTGATACAGTAATTAATAGTCCTCAATCTGGTCACTTAATTCTTTACGATGGTACTAATAGTTGGGACAATAAGGCTCTAGGCGGAGATGCGACGATCAATGCATCTGGTGCTTTGACGATTGCTAATAATGCAATAACTAACGCTAAAATGGCTGACGATGCAGTCGATAGTGCTGAAATTGCCGCTGGTGCGGTAGACAATGCTCATTTAGCAGGTTCAATCACAAATGCAAAACTTACGAATTCATCTATTACTTTTGGAGCTGATAGCGGAACTGATGACCCAGTATCTTTGGGTGAAACCATTGATATTGTTGGTACTGCTAATGAAGTAAATACTGTTGTTTCAGGCAATCAAGTCCAGATTGGTCTTCCAGCAGATGTTACTATCGCAGGAAATTTGACCGTATCAGGAACCACTGTAACAGTCGATGCTGAAACTCTGGCTGTGGAAGATCCTTTAATCGCACTTGCAAAAGCCAATACTGGTAGTGATGCAGTTGATATTGGGATATATGGTACATATGCATCTAGTGGGACTAAATATCTTGGAATGTTTTCTGACCAGGACAATTCACACGTATTCACATTTTTTAAAAATAATAGTGCAGCACCAACAACAACAGTTAATACTTCAAATGCAGATCATGTTCTTGCGGGAATTAAATGTGCTAGTGTAGATGGAGCAGTAATAGATGGTGGAGCTTATAGTTAATGGCTAATATAGTTCAATTAAAAAGAAAAACTAGCGGAACTGGCTCTCCAGATGCAGATGATCTTGTCCCTGGTGAATTAGCTATCAATACTGTTGATAAAAAGCTCTTTTTTGAGGACTCATCAGGTAATATACAAGAAATAAAAGACAGTACGACGGCAGCATCAGATGCTCTAGCTAATGCAGTTGCTATGTCAGTTGCGCTTGGATGATAAGGAGAAATTATGGCTAATCTTTTTAAAGTAAAGACGAAATTAAATGTATCGGGTTCTTCTGGATCTCCAAGTACAATATATACTTGTCCAAGTAGCACTACTGCGGTTTTAATCGGAGTAACCTTGGCGAATACTACAGCATCGTCTTCAATAACTGCAACGGTTTCATTAACTAATAACGATGGAGATAATGTTACTTTAATGAAAAATGCACCAGTTCCTTCTGGAAGTTCTTTGGAAATGATGTCTGGTAATAAGATCGTAATGGAGGCTAGTGATATATTAAAGGCTTATGCTAGTGCAGCAAGTTCTATGGACTGCACGCTCTCGCTTATGGAGATTACCTAATGGCTTATTGGGGAAATGAACCTGCAAAATCAGCGATCAAGATTGGTGATGATGTTATATTGTCATCCCATATTGACGATGATGTAATTGTAAATGCTGATATAAACTCTTCAGCAGCTATCGCCACTTCTAAAATAAGTGGTGCATTGACTTCTGTGGGTTCTCATGGTCTAGCAACTTCTGCTAC